AATGAAGCTGTAATCGCAGACTTTCACTCCTTCGAACAACCGAAACACATCATCCCAAAAGATGAAAATTATGTTCGCGCAGTCAATCTCACTCGCCAAATGTTCAAACCGAAAAACACATTGAACCCGATCTCATTCCCAGACCTAAGGTATTACCCTTGGAATCTGAAACCCAGCATCGAAGCACCATGGAACCTCGAAACCTTTTCCTTCTCACCTACATTCCGAAATCTAGATGAAGAATCCGAAACCCCGAAGATCCGCGAAAACCTCGCACTTCTCATGCAGAAAACGACTCGCACCATAAAATGGCTGTGGCACGGACGAATCCGCGTTCACGACTATTTGCGAATGAAACAGTCAATCGGCATTATCGACAATAGCCGTCGCACTTTTCACAACTTGTACAACGAGATTTTTCAATATAATCGAACTCTAGTCCACCAGATCAAAGAAGGCTCTTCACGCTTTTTCGATCAACTAGGCACACCGATACCCTACTACTGGAACACTTTGCACGCACGTGCTCATGTTGTATCCGGCGACGAACCTGACAAAATTCGCGCTGTCTTTGGAGCTACCAAGCTACTACTGATGGTCGAAAACATGTTCATCTGGGCACTTCAAGCTGTTTACCTAAACACTGAAACCGGCAACCTACTATGGGGCAGAGAGATTATGAAAGGCGGATGGCTCAAGCTGTTCAATGAAATCAACTTTCATGGAACACCGAACACATTCCTTACACTAGACTGGTCGCAATTCGACAAACGATTGCTCTTCCAAGTCATGGATGACGTTCACGCTATTTGGAGATCGTACTTCGACTTCAACTGGTATCAGCCCACCTCCTTCTACCCCCAAGCAACACCTCGTGACCCACAACGAATCGAGAGACTTTGGAAATGGATGTGCCACTCAATTAAGCACACACCTATTCTCCTACCTAACGGAGAACTCTACCAATGGACATATTCTGGCTTTGGCTCAGGCTATCAGCAAACACAACTGATGGACTCTTTTGCCAACATGATTATGATACTTACCTGTTTAGCAGCTCTAGGCATCAAAATCGAATCAGACTCCTTCTGGATACGAGTACAAGGTGACGACTCTTTAGTCGCCTTTTTCGAATACGTCTTCCGACTCTACGGCCCTGACTTTCTGACCAAACTGGCAGATTGCGCTCAATTCTACTTCAACGCAAAACTCAACGTTAAGAAAAGCGAAATATCAGACCGACTGTCTGGCATGACTGTCCTTGGATACTTCAACACGCACGGAATGCCTTTCCGTACGGATGAAGACCTTCTTCGACACCTGTTCTTTCCCGAACGTCCCCAAGACATGGAAAGACTGGCTGCATCAGCAATGGGCCTCGCTCTAGCTGCATGTGGATGTTCAGATCGCTTTCACTCATTATGTGAATACGTCTGGAACAAACTCGTCAAAGAAAAGGGAATACAACCTAAGTTTCAACACCTCGAATGGATGGTACGCACTAATATCATCTCATCAATCGAAGAGGTTTCTGAAATTAAGGAATTTCCGACACGAATGCAACTTCGCTCACTTTGCTGGACCTTTCCAGTTCGCGATGAAGCAAGCAAGCAACGTCTCTGGCCAACCAAACCTGGTCCACGTGGACGCTTTTACTTCTTGGAGTCAACTTCTCCATCTTAGTTTTTTTTTTTTTTTTTTTTTCTGTTTTGTGAACAAAATAGAATTCGTGTCGGAAAATCCTTAGTTTAAAAAAACCACTCGGGAGATGAGATGTTGGT